ATGCGCCCATCAGCGCCGCCCCTGAGCTGCTGGCGCACGAGCTGGCCCACGTCGCCACCCCGGAGGACACGGAGCACGGCGAGAGCTGGAGCGCAGCGTCGGAGGCCATATTCAAGAAGTACAACGAGCTCCTCGACGCCATGATCCCCGACGGGCCCGAGCTTGTCCTCTCGCCCCACCGGCCCGGAGACGGCGGGATCCTCACCATGCCGCTGCGTGATAACGTCCCGGAGCCTCCGACGGACGACTGGCAGCTCACCACCTGCCCTGTCTGTGGCGCTGAGTGCTGGCAGACAGACACGGCCCGCCGGATCCTCGCACTGGAGCCCGACGTCCGAACAGCCTGCACAGCCTGCGCGCTGAAGGGGCTCGGCAAATAATACTGGAGGTAATACATGAACAACGAAAGAAACAACACGACGGCCGGCGGGATCGGCTTCTGCGGTCTTCTCGCCGTCGCCTTCATCGTCCTGAAGCTCACCGGCGTCATCAACTGGAGCTGGCTGTGGGTACTGGCCCCGATCTGGATCCCGACCGCCATCACCCTCGCCATCATCGTGATCGTGCTCGTGGTCATACTGGTCAGAGAGCTGACGAAGGGAGGCCACCCGTGATGACCACGGAGGAACGCCGGGCCCTGCTGGATCGTGCGATCACGACCTACGGCGCGCCGGCACAAATGGACATGGCCGTCGAGGAGATGGCCGAGCTGACCAAAGCCATCTGCAAAATCAAACGGGCACAGGCTGGCTGCGAAGTGACCGCAGCGATCGGCAACGTGATCGAGGAGATGGCCGACGTCCAGATCATGCTCGACCAGCTCCGCATCATCTTCCACCGATCTACCGAGGAGATCGAGGAGGCGAAGCTGGAACGGCTGAAAAACCGTCTTGACGGCCGAAACAACTGGCGGGACTCCAGCCTCCACAAGTGGATTGAAAATCAATTCTCAGCAGGAGGTGACAGCCATGAATAAACCACAGCCGCAGACCGGCCCCGAGATCGAGGAGTACAGCACCACGGCCACGCCGAAGGCATACGCCGGCAGCGTCCCCGTGTTCTGTGCGCACGACGCCATCGTCCCACTGAAGGATCTGCGGCCTAATCCCAAAAACCCCAACCAGCACCCGCCGGAGCAGATCAAGCTCCTCGCCTCTATCATCAGAGCGACGGGCTGGCGCGCCCCGATCACCGTCAGCAAGCGCAGCGGGCTCGTCACCAAGGGCCACGGCCGTCTCATGGCCGCACAGCTCGACGACCTGACCGACGCCCCGGTCGACTATCAGGACTACGCCAGCGAGGCCGAGGAGCTGGCCGATCTGACGGCTGACAACCGCATCGCGGAGCTCGCCACCACTGACAACAAGATGCTCGCCGAGGTTTTCGCCGACATCGACACCGGCGAGATCCCGTTCATGCTCAGCGGCTACACCGAGGACGACTACGGCAACATCGTGACGGCGCTCTCTGAGGCGCTGCACACCAATGAGCCGAGCAGCGACCCTGATGCAGAGATCCCGGCCCCGGCCGCGCCGGTCACACAGTACGGCGACCTCTGGATCCTCGGCCGGCACCGCGTCCTCTGCGGAGACTGCACCCGGCCGGAGGATCGCGCCCTGCTGCTCGACGGCAACAAGCCCGAGATCCTGCTGACCGACCCGCCCTACTGCTCGGGCGGCAGCAAGGAGTCGCAGAAGTCGACCGGCAGCATCGGCACCGAGAGAAAGAACGGCAAGGCCCCGAAGATCGCCAACGACATCCTCAGCACGCGCGGCTACCAAAACCTGATCCGCGGCGCACTCACCGACATCCCCTGCCTCTACGCCTACATCTTCACCGACTGGCGTATGTGGGTATATCTGTTCGACCTCGTCGAGGCGGCCGGCTTCGGCGTCAAGTCTGAGATCGTATGGGACAAGGGCACGCCGGGCATGGGCGTCGGCTGGCGCTCGCAGCATGAGCTCATTCTGTTCGGCGCCAAGGCTGCCACCCACTTCGACGGCCACAAGGGCTACGGCAACGTCCTGAGCATCTCCCGCTCCGGGAATGAGCTGCACCCAACACAGAAGCCCGTCGAGCTGCTGGAGAAGCTGGTCGACAACACGGACTTCGCCACGGGCGTCTATGATCCCTTCGGCGGCTCAGGCACGACGCTGGCCGCCTGCGAGGCATACGGGCAGCCCTCCTACATTATGGAGCTGACGCCGGCCTTCACGGACGTGATCGTCAAGAGGTACATCAGAATAACAGGAAAGACAAACGTGCGCTGCGTCCGTCAAGGCCAAGAGCTACCGCGCGAGGAGATCGCCGCGATCTTCGAGCCTGACGAGGAAGGAGGTGAGCAGGTGTGACGCCCTGACATAATGAGCGAGAAGCCGATCACACAACGGATCAAGGACAGGCTCGCGGCCTACACCGCCATGCTGAGGGACATCGACAACCAGCTCGAACGCCTCGACCGCATGGAGATGACGATGGCCTCACCGCCCGGCCCTGATCTGACAGGTATGCCACGCGGATCCGGCACACCATCCGACCGCACCGGCATGATGGTGGAGCGGAAAATGGAGCTCGAGGAACAGATCGACCGGCTCAAGGCCGAGGAGAAGCAGGAGCGCAACGCCATCGAGGGCCTGATCCTCCAGCTCTCCGACCCCGACGAGCGCGCCGTCATCCGGCTGCGCTACTTCGACCGGGCTGACTGGGAGAGCACCTGCGGCGTCCTGTTCGGTGATCGGCGGGACTACGTCGACAGAGCGGACGCCTATCAGAACAGGACATACAAGATCCACGGCCGCGCCCTGCTCAACCTCGCCGCCGTGCTGGACGAGCTGGAGCCCCTGCCTGAGCTGCGGCAGTAAAACGCAGTAAAAGGAACAAAAGGGAAGTAAAAGGAATTGAAAAGCAGTAGCGACCCGTGCTATTCTATATCCTGCAAAAGACCGCCGGACACACGGGCAACGCCGTGGCAATTCCGAGCGGCTGACCAGAGGAAAAACGAATAACAACCGACGGCAAGAGGCCGACGGGCGAACCAACGCCCGCCGGTCTCTTTTTGCGTATAGGAAGGAGGCGACGGCCATGCCGCAGAACAGCATCTCGGCGCAGCTCAGCAACCTGCAACAGCTCGTCGCTGACCTCGAGGCAATCGAGAACGGCGGCAAGAAGGCCATCAGCAACACCATCAAGGACGTCAAGGCCAGAGCTCCGGGCTGGATCGCTCAGGAGGTCACGGCCGTCTACAACATCAAGAAGTCGGAGATCACGCCATCGGGCAGCGGCAAGCCGAAGAAGATGGCCGGCAGCATCCAGATCACCGGCGAGACCATCGAGGAGCTCGCCATCACCTACAAGGGAAGGCTCCTGACTCCCGTGCACTTCGGCATGACACCGAAGGCCCCGCCCCGTGGCAAGAGCTACACGCTGAAGGCGTCGGTGCTCAAGGGACAGAAGAAGGTAATCGGCCGCTATCTGAACACCCGTACCCCGGGCGGCCCGTTCTCGCAGCGATCGCACAATATTCTCATGGGGACAGGCAACACCAAGAGCGACGGCACGAGCTGGATCCCATTCCAGCGAATGAGCAAGACCCGCACCGACATCAAGAAGCTGACCACCATCTCGGTGCCGCAGATGATAACCAGCGACCGCACCAACGAGGCCATCATGCTCCGGCTCAACACCGAGACCAGCAAGCGCCTCGAGCACCACATGAAGCGAGCCCTCGGCCTCTAAGCCAGAGCCCACCAGAACGCCGCACAGCGCGTCCACAGCCGCACCCGACACCGAGCACGGCCAACACCGCCAGACGCGCATAGAGCGCGCCACAGCGCCGCGCAGACGCCTCCACGGCCGCACGCAGCGCCGCAAGGTACTGTGACGGGCCCCTCTGGCCTGCGGTGCTGGCGAGCCCAAAAAACGCGCAGCCGGGAAAAATTTTTTTCGGGCCGTTTCGTTTCGCCCGAGCGGCAGAAAGGAGGGAACGCCATGCCGAACCCAACCAACAACAAGCTCGTCGACAGCAAGACCATCGCGGCCCTGTTCGACATGACGCC